AGAAGTACTGCGATCACAACAGGTTTGATGGTAAGCCGGCCCCGTACGTGCCGGGGTGGGCGACAGATTATGCGCGGATCGCTATCGATGCGTTCGGTTATGATGATGATGGTTTGGATGATGCGCTTACGCGCACAGGAATGAAAGTAGGATGACATGAGATACGTTAAATTCCACAAGGATGAATTTGATGGTTCACCATTGGTGACTGTCACGATTGACGCTATCGATGTGGAAAGAATCTACACCGGCATCTCTCATCTGGCAGATGATCACACTCACAATGTGATGGAAGCGATTGAGTCCGGTAGCCACAAGGATAACCCTGACTGGTGGGGGATGACTGCCCAAGCTGAGTCGCAGAAGAATGTGGGATGGTGGGAGATGATTCACCACCTGATTAGTAAGGACTTCTGGGAGTGGGCTGAGCAGATTGAAGGTGAGGAGTGATGGACTGGCTTCAGCGTAGGATCGCTGCCGAGCAGGCACTCACACCCGAGGATCGGGTGAGAAACAATTTGTCGCACACGTTCGGTGTGGTTGATGACTGCATTCGCTGCTATGACTGTGAGATTCTGCCCACCAACGGATGGAAGGAGTACTGCTGTGGACATTAACGGTTTCACTGCCTGGTTAGAAGCTGCCGGCGTAGCGGCAGGCACACTACGTTTACGCACAAAATATGTTGAACGTTACATGAAACACCTTACAGCGCAAGGGAAAACACCAATCGATGCTACCGTGAGCGATATCGCATCGTTCCTGTCCAGTAACAAGGATTGGAAACCTGCCACACGTGCGTCAGTGAAGTCGAGTGTGTCAGCTTTTCATGTGTGGCTCATGGTGGAAGGGTTGCGGCCCGATAATCCGGTGCATGGTGTGAAGAATGTTCGCATTCCACCGTCGCAACCTAAGCTGGTGAGTGAGGATGTGTTCCATGACGCCATCCGTGCTGCTCGTACAGATAAGCGTGCCCTGCTGGCCCTCAGCCTGGCAGGGTATGCGGGTTTGCGTAGGAATGAGATAGCCACCTTGCATACGGATGATGTGACTGAACGTGGGCTGCGTGTGACGGGTAAGGGTGGTAGAACGAGGATGGTTCCCATTCATCCTGTGCTGCGACCAATCCTTGACCGGGAATGTGAAACACCAGGATGGTTGTTCCCAGGTCGTGACGGTCACGTGTCGGCACGAACCATCAACAGGATCGTCAACCAGTACCTACCCGAGGGGTTCTCAACACACTCACTCAGGCACAGGTTCGCCACAATGGTGCATAACGGGTCACACGATCTACGATCAGTACAAGAACTATTGGGCCACTCGTCACTGGCTACCACGCAACGATACGTGTGGGTGTCACACGATGATCTGACAATGGCGGTGGGCAGTATTAATGTTGGGGAGGATGTGTTCTCGTGAAGTTTTTTCTACCGTTAACAGGGTCGGAGCCATGTTCGGAGATCGACCCGGAAATGTTTTTCATTGAGCAAGCCGAAACCCTGATGCAGGCTTTACCGTTCCTGCGACAGTTGTGTCATGGTTGCCCGATCCTTGACGAGTGCCGGGAGCATGCAGTGCTGCATGAGGAGTTCGGGTTCTGGGGTGGGTTGACGGTTGAGGAGCGACGCCAGGAGCGACGCCGGCGGGGTATTGTTTTGGAGTCTGTTAGTCGCTACAATATGGGTGTGGTTTCGGCCCGTAATCGAGAGTTGAAGGAGCGTGAACAGGATGATATGCGACGTTTGCCGACGAGGCGCGATCTACAATATGCAGTGGCGAAACAAAAGGCATCTTGATCCGGTGCCGCACTACGTTAAGCACATTCTGCTGCTCGCTGACGAGGCCCACAGTTTATGTAAGGGTTGTGATTGTCAGCATGCTACGGGTGATGCTTCGCTGGTGGTCACACCAGCATGAGTAAGCCTTGGTCGTACTTGTTTGATCACCTAGCTGAGGGTGGCCCTGATTATCGTTTCGCTGGGCCTACCTTGAAGTGTTTGTGTGGTTCGGACATGTTCGGTTTGATTGTTTCTTTCGATGAAAGTCGTTGTGTCGCAACGTATTTCACTGACGCTAGGTGTATGCATTGCGGGGCGCATGTGATAGCTCCAACGGAGGCAGACCATGATATTGACAGTTCAAGAGCAAGTTAAGGAGGCACGCCGGCATGCTTACCAGATGGGTGAGCAGGACATGCGGCGGAAAGCAGTAGCAAAGATTAGCCAGTGGGCGATGACGCACCCGAGCAGTGTGGTGCGTGATGATTTGTGGGATTTAGTGGAGAAACTGAGGGATGAACTATGAACATAGAAACGAAAGCGTTTGTGTCAATCGTGTTGAATCCTGACAAGATTGATGGGGCCACACTGAAGGATGTGAAAGAGTGGGTGGCTAAGGTGGAGTCTTTCGGTTACGGTGACGACACCGTGGTTGAGGAGTGCCTGCTGTCGTTGTGGGTTGAAAGCAGCAACGTCGCACCCATCTTGTGTGGTAATCATTACGCGAACGAACCTGAACGAAACGATATCTTGGTAGGTACACATGAATGCTAACCCGAGCGAGAAGGAACTACTTGAACTAGCTGAGTTGCAGGCTGTTCAGGATTTCATTGATGCCCAGTATGAGCCGCACGACGATGCCTGGTTTTAAACTGGTGTGTTTTTGGTGTGACCACCCTGCCCCCACTCATACTAGGGGCAGGGTGTGTCAATCGTGTGGGGCACGCCTACCAGTCTTCGTCATCCCACACATCGAACCTGTCATCGGGCATGAGAATATAGATGAGCTGCCCGAGAACCCACCCGAAAGCCAGGGCCGCTAACCCGATCACAACACCACCAGCAACCACCCATCTCACATCCACGGTGGTTCACCTCCCAACTTATCCGCTAGTTTCCGCAGCGTGTTCCTCACCCGACGACGTATCGTCGTCTCATGTGTCTGATGCACAGCAGCCAGAGCCGATACGGTCATGCCACCATCAGCGAACCTGTCCCGCAGAAGAGCCTGATCCTCCTCGTTCAACGACTCAACAGCGAACTTCACATCCACAAGCATAGCCAGCCTCGTGTTGCCTTCCGAGGGGCGAGACGGTGCGCGACGTTCCGTCTCTTCACTGAACGATTCCATCGACCACGAATCATAATCAAAAATGTCAGGCAGCAGCTCATGCAGCACAGCCTCAGAATAGAAAGCATGATCCGCTGGCTCAGTGCTGGTTCTTTTCGTTCGTTCACGGATCACGTAACGCATGCCGGCCCGATACAGGGCTGTGCCTAGTTTCGCTTTCCCCTTCTTCCCCTCACCACGCCACGCATACACACGTTGAGGGTTCTTCACCATCCACAGGTAGCATTCTTGTTGAACATCATCAGCTTCAACGTAGTTGTTTTGTATCCTTGTGATTCTTCGGGCGACCCCGGTCGCCACCTTGTATTCAGTATCAGTGAATTCGATTGTGTCTACCACGAATAACACACCCCTTCAATGACGAATGACTTACCCACAATGGGGATAGGTTGTGGATAAACCTTGTTGCCGTCCACATACAGCAACCCGAAACCTTGCTGCCAGTTATGAGTCTTCGCATATTTCGCTTTACCCATGTCCATCAGGTTCCCTACCTCGAACCCGTACAGGGTGCGTGTGGTTTTCCCGTTCACGGACTGCGTGTATGGCTGCAAACCGAGACGATGAGTGTGTCCACACACCACAGACAAGCCGACCTTCTTGGATAAACCCTGGGCTGTCTGCCCTGCGATCTGCGATAGGCCAGCCTCATCACCATGCATAGCCACCCACCCTGGCGCAACATGGAACGCTTCCTTGTGGAAGGTAATGCCCAGTTCGGGGAGGCGCAGAAAGTTTTCCAGTTCTAGTTCGGGTAGACCGAGCATGCCTGGTAGCCGCTTCATCAGCGAGTTAAACAACCTGTCGGTGTGGTTGGATCGGAGCACATGCTGCACCTGGAGATCCTTCAGAACCTGCACCGTGGCGTCACGGTCCCTACCAATGGATCGTTCCCACTCTAAGGCTGTGCCCTGGGACCAGCGGCTGATGGTTTGCATGTCCATCTCGTCACCGATAGTTAACACAATATCGTTGTCGTCTTTAAGGTCAGTGATGCATTGGGCGAGCGCATCCACAGCTCGCCTGTCATGGTACGGAACTTGCAGATCAGATATTGCCCACACACGGTGCATTGTTCATGGCCCTCTCGATTAATGTCACACCTGATTTTTTAGTGCTGTTAATGCTGCCACGCCGTGGCGGAAAATCACACTGTAGTCCCCATCACCTGAGGATAGGAACACGAACCCGTACTTGTTGAGACGTTTACCTAGTTCGATGATGCTGATATCTTGCACGACCATCGTGTTACCTGAGATCAGGTGAATGCCGACAACGGGGTCGGTCATTCCGGACATGTCAATGTCGTCCAGTTCATGGAACATGTTTAACACCGGGCCATTCTCCTCGTAGCACGAGGATAGAAGCGACACTGTATCCGATGAGGTCACGGAAACAATCTTCAAGGGGTTCATAGTTCGTTTTGTGCCCGTTACCTACAAGATGCACAGCACGTGCATACTTATCATGCATCCGAGTGAGCAGTCCTTCAAGGACACCGAACGGTGCGTTGCTAATAGCGTCAGGCCCATAATCCTCATTCTTTTTAAGGAACATGGTTTGCACCTGATCCATCACGATACTCACTGGCACCGCCAGCGGTGACGCCGTAGGGATCACTGCCTTGTTGGGGGTATACGAAACGTAATAGTTCCAGTTCCGGTTCTCTTGTCGATCACGTGCGAGGTGATCACCAAACCCAAGCTCTGCACCGCTACCAGCAACTCCTGCCAATCTCGTTCCGTAATCACTCACAACTCCACCTGTTTCAACACGGCCTCACGACCACCCTGTAAATACACATCGTTCACATCCATACCGGCAGGCATGGAGATAGCTACCGCAGCATCAACCTCCTTACACACAGTTTTACCGAACTGTCTCCCAGCTTCATCACCATCACACAACACCAGCACCCGCTGATAGTCCTGCATCAAAAGTTTAAAATGTGGTTGCCAGGAGTTAGCCCCAGGCACACCCACCGTGGGTAGGCCACACATGGCTGACGCTGTGATCGCATCAATCTCACCTTCACACACGTACAGCACAGGTGAATCAACCAGTAGGTCTTTCACATTGAACAGTTTAGTGCCGGCCCCCGGTCGGGACAAATACTTAGGTGAATCTTCACCTACTGCACGGTATCGAATATCAACTGGGCCTGCTGGTGTTAGGTACGGTATCGATATTCTTCCTGCGTATTCTGTGTCGGATGGGTTATCGTGCGTCACGTACCCGAGGTGGAATATAGTTGCCGCTTCCTTGGTGATGCCTCTTCTTGAAAGATATTCTGCTACTTGATCTACGTTTGTTTGATGCCGTGTCACTGTTTCCTGTAGTAATCTTCTCGCAGATTCGGTAAGCTTCACCCCACGAGCACCCTTCTATCTGCTTGATAAGTCCAACTACGTCCCCCTTGAATCCGCAACTGAAGCACATAATCCCCCCAAGGTCGTTGTTCACTCGACAGGATGGCGTTCGATCCTTGTGTAAACCACAGGAGATTGTTTGCCAGCCGGAGCGGGGGTTGGGGACGTTCCATTCGTAGTGTTTCAAAACTAACCACAGGTCACCTCTTGAGTAACTGTAGGATTGAGGCATAGTCGTCAGCCTCCATGATGATGTAGGTTTTGTGGATTCCTTTGTTGCGTCGTTTTACTGCTGCGATACCGATGACTTGTTCGGGTGCGTCGGGGTCGTGTACGTGTCGTGCTTCCCAGTTTAATGCTTCGCTGGTGGCTTCGTCCATGTACCCGGCGAGGTTGATTGACTTCTCGTTTTTTGCTTCAACGATGAACACGACGGGGCCGACTCGGATCATCAGGTCACCTTCGTCGTCTTTGCCTCGCTTCACGAGGCGAATAACTTTGACGAGTAGGCCGCTGAAGAAATTCTCTAGGTCTACCTCGAACTGGGCACCTTTGCGTTTGTTCGCCCGTGATCGGGCTGTCAAATCGGTCATGTCCAACAGTACCCTTCATCGCATGTGTCCGTGTCCGGCGCAAAAATGGGAAGCATGTCTGCTGCTTCAGGGATCGCTTCCCGAAGAGGCTGAGCGAAACGAGTCAAGTACACGTGATCCTTACCCAACCGCTCACGGCGTTCATTCAACGTGTCCTCTAACTGGGCAGCTTTCTCAAACAGTTCCGGCTCATCACGACGCATCTCGGACCACATCTGTGGTCGATGGAACGGACAGAAGAAACACGACGACTTCGGTGGGACCGGCAACCCAGCTTCCCGTATAACTGTCATGCATCGACTACGGTCAAGGTTCAAATCAATCAGCGGATACACCGGGGTCTCATAATCCTGTGCCCTCTTGTTAGACACACGGGTGATCTCATCGGTGCTGATACCGATAGCTACCGTTGCCTTGTTGTCTTTGCTGGCACCGTGTTTCTTCAGCCATTTACCAACAACCTGCATTTTGAATGTGGCGGTGCAGTTCCGGTTACCTGGGGCACCGTTGTCCATTCTTACTGGGATGTTGATGGTGCGTGATTCCCGCATCAGGTCTTCCCACAAGGTGCGGGTGCTACCGTCACGCATGGTCTTCTGCAACTCAATGATCTCAAAGCCTTGCTCGGCGGCCCACGGGATCGCAATGTTGCGAACATACTCAAGGGTCTTCGGGTGTTCACTGTCGTCACCGACGTTGGAGAACAGTGCGGCACTGTAGGGTCCGTGTGGCAGTTCACCTCGGGCTGCCAGCACAACCATTGCAGTGGATTGCACACCGCCACCGTAAGATATAACTCTCAGTTCCTCACTCATCGGACCTCCAGGTCAGCGATATGCATACGGGCAGGCTCATACACAAGCCAAGAAGCAGCATTACCAGACGGATCAGCAGGCCCATAACGATTCTTCACCGGACACACCCCCATAAACCCAAGCTGATTCGAACCCACCGTCAAAATAAGCGCCGGTGTCTGCGCCACCTTACCCTGAATAGCAGACCGAGGTGGACACGGATCAGACGGAACAGCCTCACTCGTATGATGCAACACAAGAAACGCAGAACCCGTTTCCCGAGCCCACCACTTAAACTCCCGCAGCAACGACCGCATCGAAGCCCACTCATCACCATCAGAATGCGTACAATCCAACAGGTTATCCACCACAATCAACTCAGGATAATCCCCATACAGTTCAAAGAACGCATCAACCTGCAACTCAATGTCTTGCAACGATGGGGCTGACTCGAAACACCAACG